GTCACCACCCCCTTGGGGGAGGCGAGCGAGACACGCAGTGGTTCGACTGCGCCGCCTTCGGCTCGACCGCCAAGTACCTCGGGACCGTCATGCCCAAGAAGGGTCAGTTCGTCTTCGTGGAAGGCAAGATAAAGAAGCACAAGTACACCGACGCCAAGGGCATCGAGCGGGAGAGCGTCGATGTCGTCATCGACAACTTCCAGTTCCTTGAGCGCAAGAGCGACGCATCCCCCAACAACGGGCCCTCTCAGTCGATCGGCGGCGAGGCGCAGTGGCAGGGCGCTCCCCGATGGGACGACAGCGCCGCCCCTCCTCGTGACCCTCGCGACCTCTGGAAGTGACTTGATGTGCCGTCGCCGTTGGTCTATGCTTGATCCCCCCGACGAGCTAGACGAGTTCGTTCGGTCACTCATGGACAACCCCGACGATGACACGCCGCAAGACCAAGACGAAGACGAAGGTCGAGCGCCTGACCACGGCGCTCTACAAGACCCACTATCAAGCCCTCACGAGCAAGATGCGCCCCATCGTGGGAGGGCAGGTCGATGACCTGATCAGCGAGCTGGGAGAGAAGCTGGTTCGCCATGCCGAGAGATGGGACGGCGACGACAGCCGCATCTTCTCCTACCTCTACGCCTCGATCTACCGGCTCGCGCTCAACCGCCTGCGAAACGAGCGCCGCACCTCCTACGAGTGCGACCGGCACCCCGACGCCCCCATCGAGTGGGACATCTGGACCGACCGCCGTGACAACCCCGAGGCGCTCGCCATCGCTGATGACCTGCACGAGAAGTGGCGGGCCGCGACCCCTTACCATGATCTCTTCGACTATATGGTCGATGGGGGCGCAGTCTTCGAGTTCTGCAACGAGCGAGGGCTCAACCGCAACACCACGCACGGACAAGTGCGCATCACGAGGGAGTTGATCCATGACATCGACAAGTGATCTGAAGGGCCTTGCAGCTCGTGAGGCTGTCACTCATGTCGAACAGCCGACAGCGCGCGCGCGCGATCTCCGTGTCAAGAAGAGTCCTGCGCTCCTCGCGGAGATACTTCAGGCGATCAGAGACGGTCAGCCGATCACCCGCGCCGCGCGGCTCAACGGCATCAACCCCGACACCGTCCACCGGTGGCGCAAGGAAGACCCCGAGTTCGACGAGGCGCTCGAGGATGCGCTCGAGTTTCAGATCGCAGTCTTGGTCCGCAAGGTCGACCAAGCGAGCGACAGCGACTGGAAGGCGGCTGCGTGGAGGCTGGAGCGCCTACGCCCTGACGAGTTCGGCGCCAAGCGTGAGGTCAGCGTCACCACGCAGAGCAACGGCATCGCCGAGGTGATCGCCATGATCGAACAGACGAACGACAGCGTGAAGCCGACCGGGGAGGAGCCGTGAATCACCTCTGCGCGCTTTGGGTCGCCACCTTGGCAACGACTATGGGCGAGCCGCCCCCCTCGGGCACCGAGGAGGAGCGCGCCGTTGAGGTCTGCCAGATGATCGTTGAGAGCGCCGAGAGGCACGACACCGACCCGTCCCTCGCGGTAGCGGTCGCGTGGCACGAGAGCCGCCTGCGCTTCGGGCTCGTGTCGTCTCGCGGTGCAGAGGGCCCCATGCAGGTCATCGCCCGCTACTGGTGCACCGACGCACGCGGACGGTGGACGCCCAACGGCGAGCACATCACCAAGGGCTGCGACCTCGTTGACGCCGGCGTCCGGGCGCTCGACTACTACCTCTCGACCCGACCGACAGTCGGCGCCGCACTTCGCTCTTATGGCGGGACACATTCTTACACGGATCGCGTGTTGATCCTCGCGGAAGCTATCAAGTATTGACACCCCGACGGAGACATAAGTGAACAGCATGATCAGAGAAACCGCCCGCGTCATCGACCAGACAGCGCCGCATCAGCTCGTGGTCGCAAAGGTCCTCGGCGCGCTCAACTGCACCGACATCCTGCGCGTCATCAAGACCGAGGGCGCTCATGCCTTCGCCGCCACAACTGACGGCATGGCCGACATGCGGGGAGCCGCCGACATCGTGGTGTCGTTCGATGGCGGCTTCAAGTATGGGCTCGCCATCGAGGTCAAGACCACCACGCAGACCGACGCGAGCGCGGGCCCGTTCAAGCTGTTCAAGGCGGTCAAGAGCCTCGAGCGCAACCAGAGGCAGTTCGACCGCCTGATCAACAGCACGCCGGCGTGGTGGTATCTCGTTGTCCACATCGGCAAACTGACCGCCAAGACCGTCTCCGAGATGGACCGCGCCCTGCTCGACTGCCCTGCGGTGATCTTCGAGGGGCAGCATGCAGACGCGACGCCCGACGAGGTCTGGGGGGTCAATCCGCTCGGGGAGCTGCTCAACCTCGTGGGCGGTCGCCTCGCGCGCCTCGGGGCGCTCGCCCCTCTGCCATCGCCGCAGGTCCAACTCGACATGTTAGACGATGTGCCTGTTGTGACGCTGGATACGCCCATCAAGCCGCCTGTGTGGACTGCCCCGCTCAGGGTTGTCAGCCCTGCGTCCGTGATGAAGCCTGTGCCTGTGGTGACGCCTGCGTCTATGATGACGAGGCCGCCTCTACCCACTAAGCGTCGCCGCAGGAGGCGATCTTGGACCGACTCGACGAAGGTGCTTAAGAACAGGAAAGTGGTCGACCTGATAGGCCTCCTCATAGAGCAGTGGGATTTGATAGGAGAGGCCGAGATCAAAGCAAGATCGACCAGATACCCCGATTTGATCGCCTGCTATGAGCGGTTAAAGGCGGAGGGCAGGTCAGCCCTCAAGCTTATCAAAAGTCCTTATTACTTGGGCGTCGTAGAGCATTTCGGGGTTCACGATTCAATCTTGTTCGCCCTCGCCCTACATCTCTCGACGGCTACTAGGTCACCGATCGCGTCTCTGATCATGCCGGAAGCGACATTCCTCCTCGGGAATGACCCCGGCATCGAGAATGACCCCCGCAGATACATCAACCTGCTCAGCCGTGTCGGTTACATCCTCCTCGGGAGCACTGCGCGCGTAAAGCCCGGGAAGAAATGACCGACCTGATCCTCAACGACCTTCAGCGCGCCGTCATCGGCGGTCTCCGTCGCCGAGACCGCATCATCGCGGCGCGCTGTGGTTGGGGATCGGGCAAGACGACATCGTTGATCTTCGCGCTCTGGTTCATCTCCAAGACGCGCCCCGGCACCACGAGCCTCCTCGTCACCGACACCACGCCGCGCTACAACTCGGTGCTGATGCCAGAGATCGAGAAGTGGCTCGCACCTCGAGGTTGGGTCTACAACCACACCCACAACAAGTGGACTGACACGCACTCGGGCAGCTCCGTCCTCTGTCGGTCCTACTACCGACCCGGCACGCGAGAGGCCTCGCACAACCCCCTCGAAGGGATCAACATCACGAGCGGCGTGGCGTTCGTTGACGAGTGTCAGACCCTCGGACCCGAGGTCGCTCACAAGGCGCTCGGGCGTCTGCGGTCGGGGCCCTCGCCGACCATGGTCCTAGTCGGGCTTCCTGTGGTCGATGCGTGGTGGTGCAAGATGGCCGAGCAGGCGGGGCATCGCCCCCTCCTCTACAGCTCCTATGTGAATCAAGACAACCTTAGCTCTGACTGGTTCGAGGCGACCAAGCTCCTGCCGCCGGACGAGCGCGAGGCGATGGTCATGAACCGCCCCCGCCCGCCGTCGGGGCTGGTCTACAACGAATGGAGCGAGGAGACGCACATCGTTGACGGCTTCACCTATCGCCCCGAGATGCTCGGGCGCATCGCCATCGACTGGGGTTTCCGTAAGCCATCAGTCGTCATCATGGCGCACGACGAGGACCGCGAGGCGACCATCATCATCAAGGAGATCAACCCGCAGGAGGTGACCATTGATCAGCTCCGCGCGCTGATCCTCGCGCACGCATGGCCTCGAGCCCACATGGCGAGCGCGCCGGGTCCCCGCATCTGGCTCGACAGCGGTGTCGCCGACAAGGCGGGACACGCCCGCAACGACCAGACGGGGCGCTCTGCCTTCGCTGTGCTGTCT